TTTCTTTAATTCTGCATCAGTCATGTCATCTAAATGTTTATATTTTTTATTCTTATTTTCCTTCCTTATTTCTTTGGCTTTTTCAGAATACTTCTTTTTCCTTGCTGTACTTTTTTCCTCTGACACTTTTTTCTTTTCTATATTATTAGCCTTTTTTAATAATAATTTATCAATAGCTTTATCAGTCTTAAATAATCTTAACATTAATTCAGGATATTTTTTATTAAATTTATTTACTACATCATATGAATATAATTTAACTTTCTTTTTAACAATAGAATCAAATTCAGGTGTTTTCATACTATGAGCTAACTGATCTACAAGACTCATATTGGTATATTTATAAGGGCTTAATAATAGACTTGCTTCATCAATTTTTGCTTCTTTTTTATCTTGTTCTGATGGGTGATATTTCAAATGTACTTTATCAGCCTTTACTAATTTCTTTAAATCTTTTGGTTTCTTTTTAGATAGTTTTTCAACTTCTTTAATTATACTTCTAACATCATTCATATCATCTTTATATACTTTCTTTTTTGGTGCATTAATAACATCTTCTATTAAATTCATAGCTCTTGATACATTAGATGATTTAGCTTTCTTTTTCATTACTGGTAACATAGATATTAACTTTTTAATACCTTTAATATCTTTTTTATTAGATTTTGATTTTGGTTTAATAGGATTTCCTTTCTCATCACACTTACCTTTTAAATATTCGTTATAATATTTATCAATAGCTTCTCTATCATTTAGTTTCCATGGTGTTGGACCAATGATATTTTTTTTATTACGTTCATTATGTTCTTCTTCTGTAACAAGTTTACCAATTTTAGGCATTATATAATTATACTAATTTATTGTTTAAGTTATTTTATTTTTTCCATTTGGTCTTTACGAATTGAAACCCAACCATATTCATGACCTTTATCTTTTGATTTATCGAATAATTTATATATATATGATTCATCAATTACAAATAATTTTTTACCATCTTTTATAATAGGATTTATATCAAAATTAGGATCATTATTTATTAAATCTGTTATTGATAATTTATATTTACCATCATCAAGTTGTACATGAACATATAAATCTTTATCATTATGTTCATTGACCCATCCTACAGTATTATTATAAACATTATATAATTTCCACCTTCCATTTACTTCATGAAAATATGGTGTTTCACCTCCATTTCCCGTGAATTTACCAACTTGAATATCACATACATCATCATTAGGATAATATTTGAATTCAATTTCTGTATCTTTATTTCCACCATCATATAATGTGTTTTTAGACATATCAACAATTACTTGCTGTTCTTTTCTTATTGTTCTAAATTTTATAGGTGTTCCATCAGGATTATTATATAACGATTTTTGATCAGAACCTGTAAATTGTGAGGTTGGTTCATTTGTTAAACCTTTTAATTCATCTTTATATTTTGTCATCATTAATTCTTCATATGCCTCACCTCTTGAAGGATATTTTTTTGAGTCAGTTTGTGTTAATGCATCAACCTCATTTATAAATTTATTATATTGTATTTTTTCTTCATCATATGTTCCTAAATTAAAGCCATCAATTACTTTTTGAATTTGAAAATCGTTAATTACAGAGATATTACCTGACATTTTTTTACCGAGTAATTCTTCGCGTAATTTTTCTTTATCTTGTGGTGATAATAATAAAGTTTTTTTATGTACCAAATATTGATGAAGTTTACTACCAATTTCATCATTAATATCCTCAATTACTTTATCATATTTTTTTTGGTCTGATGTATATTCACTTTGTTTACCTATTAATTCATTTTCAGATATTAATTTTTTTATTTTAGTTCTATTTTTATTTGATTCTAATAATGTAAATACTTTTTCTTCTTTATTTAAGTCTGATGCATTTTTATATCCTAAACCATTAAGCATTTTCATTAAATCAACATTACTATATCCATGATGTAATTGATCATATAATAATTCATCATCATAATCACGTTTAATATAGTTTTTATTATCTTCATTTTTGTAATATTGATTATATTCATGTGAATCATTTATTTTTTTCCTTCCAAAATCATTATAATGATCATAATAACGATCTTCATGAATAATTTTATTTTTTAATGGCTCAATATCAAGACGATCCCCATCGTCATCGTATAATAATGTTTTATTACCATTTATACCATAAAACCATACATTATCTGGATTCATATCATCAACATATTCTATATCTTTAGCATCATTCTCTCTTGCATAAACACCGTCACCATGCATTCTTTTTCTATATTGTGGTAGGTGATAACCTAAACCTCCCTTACCTAATTTTGGAAATGGATTGTGTCCATCATTATATAAATATAATAATCTTTTTAGCATATTATATTTATATTATTAATCCTTCTTTATGTAAATTTGCTCCTGTTTACGACTAGATCCCATCGCTTGCATATCATCAGCCATGTCTTTATTTAACTTAATTGTATCTTGATATTTATCACTTAAATATGTATGTCGTAGTTGGTTAACACTTGCTTTTTTACCAAATAGTTTATTCAATCGTTGAGCTAATTTTACATTAGATAATTTTTTACCATTTGAATCAAATAACAAATATTCTGTAGGGTTTACTTTAATCCATTTATTTAAAATCTTTAATAATTCTGGTGGAATTGGTATTTCTTGTCGTTGGTATGTCTTTGCAGTTTTATAAGAATTAAAAACCATTACTTTTTTGTCAATGTAATTATCTTTTTCCTTATCAATATTACGGATTTTAAAATCCACATAATCTTTAGACCTTCTAGGTGGAATATATCGTCCAGATAGAACACACATAATAATACAATTTTGAATATCTTGTAAATCAGCCATTGTTAATGTTTTCTTTTTATATAATGTATTTGAATTTTCTTGTAATGCATTACTTAAATCAATAATCTCTGATGTCTCAACCCATGAGTCTGTTTGTTTATCATTTTTAACTTGATTAGATTCATTGGCTTTATATTCTTCTATATCTTTCATCATCTGATCTCTATATCTTTTATTATCAGTAATAACAACTAGTGATGCTAAGATAGTCTTACGCTTATTTGGTTCTAGATCTTTTAGGTAACTTAAAATAGGTCCTGTACTTTCAAACTTTTTTAGATCATAGTCTTCATTTTTAAAAACATTTTTATATAAGTTTTTTAATAAACTATTATACGTATTAACACTTGATTGTGAAATATTAGGTTTTAATCTAATAATTTCCTCCTTAATAATTGTACTCATTAATTATATATTAAGATTAATCTTTAAATATATTTATTCCAAAATTCCAATTCCAATTTATATTTTACAAAGTTATTGTATAATATAAATATAATTATAGTAAGTTTCAAAAATAGAGTTAAAATTGGAATATTGGAATATATCTTTTATTATTATTCAGAATCAGAATCCGATTTAGGTTTAACTTGTTTCTTCTTTTGTCCCGTAGAAGTCGTTCTAGGAATGTTTTTAAGAAATTCGTCTAAGTTGTAATAATCTAAAAATCCCTTTCTATATTTTCTATTCCTTTCACATTTACCACCAGTAATAATTAATGGTCTTAGTTTCACTGATACAGCATCATTAAATACTGCGTTCATTTCATCTTTATCAAGATCTGATGCCCATTCATTAAGAATAGCTGTCTTTTCACGTTTAGATCCGCCTAAATCTAATAATACTAAATATGTTGAATTCTTTCTAATAAATTTAGGTATATCATAATATGATTGACTTAAAAATACTACACTAGTGTTTTTCTTTCTTGCTCTCATATAATATTCTTCTACAGGTTGTAGGCATTTACTTAGGACTAAATCATCCCAACAAACTAAATGATTATATTTTTTATCCATATCATCAAGTTTAGGAGTATTATGCATACCTTCTTTTACTTGGATCTGTTCAAACTCACCGTTTAAATAATTGTATAAGGGCTCATCTTTATTACGTGTAACAATTGATATATCTGCAAATGTTCCTTTACCAGTACTAAATATTTTAATTAAATTTAATAAAAAATTAGTCTTACCTGAACCACTAGGGGCGACAATACACATGCGAAAAGGTAAATCAAAATCATGGAGGTGTTTATTTGGGTTGTCTACTTCTTCTAAATATTTTTTAGGGACATGTTCATAAAAATTCATGATTTGTCCATTATCCGAAACTTTTTTTTTTGGAGGCATTATTTATATATATTAATTTAATGTTTATATAATTTATATATATTATGCAATTCTCATTGCATAAAAAGTGGTATCTGTAGAACCAAATGATGAACTAGAACCTGTATACCATACATTTAAATAAATAAGAGTATCAACAGTTACATTAATTGGAACTGTTAAAAATCCCCAAGATGTTCCACCTGTTGGATTAGGAATCATTGATGCACCATATGTAAAATCTAATGTATTTGATAATGCATTATTATTATTTGAACGTGTTCCAAAACCAAGAATCGCTTTATTTGTTGTTGCAGAAAAAGTCATAGATCTAGAAGCAGAAACTATCCACGACCCTGCAGGTAATGTCATTGATGCTAATGATGAGACATTTCCTGATGTTGCTGGTGCAGTTGATGTTATTTGTGTAACAGTATTAAAAATACCTCCAACTTGTGTAGTTGTTGGTGCTGTAACTGTTCCTGTATGACTTGTTGTAATATATTTACTAGATGCTAATTTTAAACCATTTGTAAAATGAACGATTGAACCCGTACCACCAATATTAATAGGATTTAAAATTGCTCCCGATCCTGTTCCGATGTTAATTGCTCCTCCGCTTCCTGTTAATACTTTTGCACCTGTTCCGATATTTAAAATACCACTTGTTTGTAAATTTCCTAATGAAAGATTATTTAATGCTGCATCTGATGCGTTATTAATTGTATCATTAGTACAATCAATATTTCCAGCATGTACTGACACGCCAGATGTTCCAGTAGGACCTACCTGAATAGTTCCTCCTGATACTTGATTTGTTCCAATATTAAAAAATGATCCACTTGATGGACTTAAATAGTTAATTGTTCCGGCTATAAAATCCGTAATTGTTGAAGATCCTTGTGCTGATGGAAATGTCACAAAAAGATTTTTAGCAGTTGCGTATGTTAACGCTGTTGTATTATTAGTGTCAAATACCATATTATCAAATATTGGTAATGTTTCTGTTGGGGGTAAATATGAAGCCATTATATATAATATATATTTTAACTTTAAATAATTATTATATTTTATGATATTCTATATACTGTTCCGATTTGATTTATATTTAATGTACCTGCTGTAATTGATATTACATCAACATTAAAAAATGTATTTACATATGAATCAGTTGTTAATGTAAAACATAAACTATGAGAAGAACAAAAATCGTTATTATTTGCTCCTGTTATTAATGTCCCTGTATTTGTACGTGAAACTGGTAATATATTGGTATTTGTTCCTGTTGTTGCAGTTCCTGCTGTTGTTGATGATGATATACCGAAATCATAATTTAATCCAAATGCTGTTGGGCTTGATGTATATCTATATATTACGTTTATAGTAGCATAATAAACACCTGCTTTAAGAAAGTTACCCGCTCCTGCTGTATTTGTTTGTGGATTATATCTATATCCTGCTGACGATGATGTGAGACCTGTATTTGTTCTTAATGGAAAATTAAAAGAATATCCTAAATTAATATTTGTTAATGTTGGAGGAGTTCCTGTAAATGCAATACCTTTGTTTGAACCCAATGCTAAACCATCATTTGCTGTTATTTTTTGGGTTGATACTAAAGATCCATTCACGGTAGTTATTGACCCTGTATTTCCGACACTAATTGCTCCTGTTGATGTATTATATAATGAAACTGAAGTTCCTGCTGCTGCTGCATGAATTGTTGGAGTAACTACTTTTATAGTTGATGTTAAATTTCCATTAACTGTAGTATTAGTATTACTACTACCTAACACAATATCACTTGATGAAACAGTTGAACCAGTACCAATATTAATACCACTAGTTCTGTTTGTATTACATCCTAAATTTAAAGGACCACTACTTAAATTTCCATATAAATTTACTGTTGATGAATTAAAAACAGAATTAATAGTATCAATTGAAACAGCAGTATATGCTAAACTTCCAGCTGTTAACGTTCCTGTAACTGTTAAATTACCACCTACCGTTACAGGATTAAAATTATTTCCTAATGTTATACCTAAAGCGGAAGTAGTAGAACCAGTACCAATATTAATAGCTCCTGTACGTGTAGAACTTGTTCCAAAATTTATAGTTCCTGTAGTATTATTAGTGTATAAATCTACATTATCAGATATAGAATTTGTTAATAAAGAATTATTATAAATATTACCAACAACTCTTAATGGTGATACAGCATTACCAATATACACAGAACCACCAATAGCATTAATACCTAAATTAATATTTCCACTAAATGATCCAGATCCTGCAATATTTACATCACCACTTGTGTGGTTTCCAGCTAAATTAAAAGTTGTTGTTGCAGTAGATGTATTAATACCTGAACAAGTTAATGTACCTGTACTTAATGCATTACTTACAAGAAGACCTATAACAGTCATAGCATTATTAACAATAACACTATTAGTAGCACTACCAATATATACAGAACCACTAGAAGCATTAACACCTAAATTAATATTTCCAGTAAATAAACTAGAACCTCCAATATTTATATCACCACTTGTTTGATTTCCTGCTAAATTAAAAATGGCTGTAGCTATAGCTGTATTAATTTCTGAACAAGTTATTGTACCTGTACTTAATGCATTACTTACAAGAAGACCTAAAACAGTCATAGTATTATTAATAATAACAGTATTAGTACCACTACCAATATACACACTAGCACCTCCAGAACCTGTACCAATATTAATAAAAGATGTTAATGCATTTCCAGCACCTAATGAAATAACACCTGAAGTTATATCATCACCAATAGTTATACTATTGGTTGGTGATACTGCTGTTATCGTAGGCACTTTAATTATTGATGATGTAATAGTTCCAGATGTTGTTAAATCACCTAACCCAGTTATTATACCAGTATTTTGAAAATTTAAATCACCAACTAATTGTGTTATTGTACCAATTTTACCAATTGTTACATTTCCATTTGTTGATCCTATTCTAACTGTTCCAGATGTATTAGTTTGATCTAAATTTAAATTATATGTTCCTTTAATAGTATAATTATTTAAAGTTTGAGTTACACCTCCATAAGTTCCTGTTATAGATCCACTAGCTCCTGATAAGGCAATTGTTGAACCTGTTACTGTTCCCGATGCTGTAATACTCCCTGAAGATGCATTAATATTACCACTAGTTAAACCTATTGATGTTGTAAATGTTGGGGCGTTTATTGGTGCATATGTTGAAGCAGCTGTAGCAGCTGTTAAATATGAACCTAATGAAGCTATTGTAGCATACGTTGAGGCCGCTGTTGCAGATGTTAAATATGAACTTAATGAGGCTATTGTAGCATACGTTGAGGCCGCTGTTGCAGATGTTAAATATGAACTTAATGAGGCTATTGTTGCGTATGTAGATGCAGCATTAGTTATTGTTAAATATGTTGTTGATGCTGTAGCAGTTGTTAAATATGAACTTAATGAAGCTATAGTAGCGTATGTTGATGCAGCCGTAGCAGTTGTTAAATATGCACTTAATGAAGCTATAGTAGCATATGTTGATGATGCTGAAATTAATGTTAAATATGTTGCTGATGCCGTAGCAGTTGTTAAATATGCACTTAATGAAGCTATAGTAGCATATGTTGATGATGCTGAAATTAATGTTAAATATGTTGCTGATGCCGATGCTATTGTTAAATATGAACTTAATGAGGCTATTGTAGCATACGTTGTTGCCGCCAAAGCTGATGTTAAATATCCAATAATTGAACCGCTTACCATTGTTAAATTACCATTTATTTGTGTAGCATTTGCTAGATATATTAATCCACCATATAAATTAGTTTGTGTATTACTTGATGAACCTAATGATAACTGCCCACCTGTTGCAAATGTTCCAATATTAATATTTCCTGTTTTTGCGACACTTGTACATATATTTAATATACCGCTTGTTTGTGATGTTGCTATGTTTAAAACTGATGTTGATGCTAATGATTGAATTGATGATGTTATAGGATTCCCATATATTGATGTTCCTGTAACATCACCTGATGCTATAATATTACCAGAGGCATTTAAAAATGTAGTAGATATACCCCCATTAAATGTTTCTAATGCTGTACATACATCAGGGAAGTTTTTTCTTAAATATAATAAATTAGCTTGTGCTAATGTTAAACCTCCACCTGTTGTTGATGTAGGATTTGTATCTGTAAATACCGTATTATCAAAAATCGGTAAAAACTCACTTGGTGGTTGATATGATGCCATTATTATTTAATAATCGCATTATATGTTTAAACATATTTTTATAATCCCATATCCAAACCTGTTGGATCTGGAAATTTGAATGGTTCATCGTTATCTTTACTTTTAGTAACTATAACTTTTATGTCTTCATGTTTTTTAGTTTTAGTAACTATAACTTTAGATTCTTCGTACTCTTTATGATCATCTGATTTAATTTTAAGTCCTTTATAAACCCATTTATTATAACATTCATTTTTAGTTCTACATTTAAATGATTTATCAAATTTATCATCAAACGCACTATATAATGCCGCCATTTTCATAGGTTTAATACTATTTTCTTTACACCAAAAATCATAATTACTTTTAATTTCTGATTTTGGAATAATATCACAATCTGTTCCAGAATCATATATATCGTCAATAAAGTTAGTAATATTAGATTGTTCTCTAATATATTCATTTTGTGCCTCAAGTATCTCACCTACAGGGTTAAACTCAGGATTTTTATAGTATTCCAATGCACCATCTACACACCATGAAAAGAATTCATTAAGGTATTTAGTTTCAATAATTTTATCAATACCGTTAATACGTTTATACTCATTTGGGTTTACTGGGTTTTCAACAAATCGTGCATTAAGAGGTACAAGTCTTACACGATCTACATTAGCTTTATCATTAGCGTTAAAATCTGGTTTAAAATTAGTACATAGAATTAGTTTACATAGTGGAATGAATGTCATAGGATCTTTAAATAATCCTCTGGCGGTGATTAAATCATTTCCACTAATCATTTTAATAATTGATTCATTTAGTTCATCATTCGCATTTGTTTCTGAAAATGTAGCCATTCTACAATCTTTTAGTTGTAATACTTCTGTACCACCTGTTTTATTTGTATTACTACTGATAAAAACACATTTTGATACTGATTGATATTGTTGACATAATATTTTTGACATTAAATTTAGTAGTACTGTTTTACCATTACAACCTTTACCATATAGAATAAAATATACTCTTGAATTAATATGACCTGTTAGACCATAACCTAACATCTTTTGAATATATTTCAAATCCTCTTCTTTATCACATGCGATAGCCCGAAGCATATTCATAAGTTCCTCAGGTCGATTTGTTGTATATTCAACAGGGCATGCAAAATTAAATTTATCATCTTTAGATATTGTTGATGTATTACCATCTCGTAAATCAATTTTTAAACAATTTTTAATAGGTAAGTGATGAGGAAGTACACGATTAAGGGTATCCATGAACTCATTATCAATGATTAGTGCTTCATATAGTTTATATATACTCCTTAATCTATTTTCAGAACATAGTTTATTAGTTTTTTTGTGAAGTTTTTCTAGTGCTTCTTTTGATACATTTTTAAAATCCATATATCTACGAAATGTTTGTTGAAAGAAAGCACCCATTGATGACATAATTTGATTTGGTTCAATAGGACTCCATAACATGTTAGATGTTTTAGACATATTGAATCCATATAAATATTTTTTTGAATACACATGTATTCCTCTATGCCATTCTTCATAAAATGAAGCGATATTACATTCATTTTCAAGAATTTCAAGGTATTGATCGATAGTTGGGTATTCGGATTCCATTATTATATTAAGATAACTAATCTTTAAGTCCTTTTATTTTTGGCTCACGTCCAATTTTATTTGGACTTTTAATTTGTCCAAAATGTCCAAATGTACCAATTTTTACCCCCTTTTTACAAACCTCCCTTAGAAACACTATTTCCCCGAGACCTATTAAAAAACTATACTTTTTTTGGCTTTTTTGGATTTTTGGACTTATTTAAGTATTATAATTACATTTCTCTACTATATTATTTTCATTTAATAAAAAAGGTTTACCACAACCATATATCCCATCAGAAACGAATTTATCACAATCTTTTTCTGAAGCGTGTTGAGGTATTTGAGTATATGTATCTTTAAATATACCACATCTAAATATTTTACAATTTAATTCTTCTACATATATCATTTGATCACAATGAGGACAATTAATTATTAGATTCATCTATATCAATTCTAGGTTTCTTTCCTTTTAATGAGTTTCTAAATATTTCTCTATCTTTTAATTCATTATTAATTTCTATTAATATATTTTCTGACCTATTAGTCTCTTCATTGACGAAAAACTTATATCGTGTATTCTTTTCTACATACTTTTCGAGTAATAAATTTAATTTATCATCTGGCATTGTTTTTAATAATTTAATATCCATTAATTATATAAGTTATTTCTTTTTAAATGGGGGTAAATTTTTTGTACCCTTTATTATTTGTTTTAATTTAATCTGTTCTGATAGATTAGATATCTCTGAAGGGATTAAAGGTGTTTTTGTTTTACTTATTTTTTTAGTAGGTCTGTATACAGGATAGTCTTTACCTCCTATATCTTTCCACTCTTCTTTGAACCATCTTTTGAGATCGGTAGGATCATCATCGTCTGTATATGTACCTCCCATACTCTTATATGTTTTGACGATGAATCCAGACTTATATGCACTAGGCTTCTCATATTTTTCATCTGCTATCTTTTTAGCTTTGTCATATAACTTTTGATTATCAATTTTAGGCATTTATTGTTATTGTTATTTTATTTTTATATATTATAATAAAAGATATATCTTAAATAAGTCCAAAAATCCAAAAAAGCCAAAAAAAGTATAGTTTTTTAATAGGTCTCGGGGAAATAGTGTTTCTAAGGGAGGTTTGTAAAAAGGGGGTAAAAATTGGTACATTTGGACATTTTGGTCTCAATCATGATAAAGAATAAATGAAAATAAGTAATAATAATGAATAAAGAAAAACAACTAAAGTTATATTCAAATATATTAATAGTTCAAAAAAAGGCCAAAAAACTTGGTTTAAACCCCGTTGAAATCTCATCGAGAAAAGATAAGAAATATATGACCCATGATGATGAGGGACATGTAAAACATTTTGGGCTGATGGGATATCAGGATTATACGAAAACAGGGGATAAACAGAAACGAGATAATTTCCGTAGTCGTAATCATGCATGGAAAGATGCTCCAGAATATAGCCCTGCCAATCTAAGTTATAATCTTTTATGGTAAGTCACCAGTCAAGATCCTTACGCTTATATTTTGTACAATTATCAAATTCTGATATTATATATTCTTGATAATATATACAATATCGCTTTTCAGGAAATACTGGTTTTGCCCATATACATCTATAACAATTCGATTTTAATGATACCACAATAGGTATAAATAATAATATCCATTTCATTAAAATATATAAACAATTAATCTTTATTATAATTAATGAAAAAGAATTTAAAAGAATTTGTAGAAGCAGGTTATAAAAAGAAATCTGATGCAAAAAATATTAATGGGTATATTCTTGATGAGGAGTTATCAACTAAAAGAAATAAGATTTATTATGATCCTAGTACAGGAAAAGCAGTTCACACAATTGCAGGAACTGACAGTATGACAGATTGGTCAAATAACCTTTTAATTCCTATTGGAATGCATGAATATTCTAATAGATATAAAAATTCAGAACAAATTCAAAAAGAGGCTAATAAAAAATATGGTAAATCAAATGTTGATTTAGTTACTCATTCACAATCTGGTAATATTGCTGAAAATTTAGCAAATAAAAAATTAGTAGGCGGAAATAATACAACTTTAAATCCTGCAATTATTGGAAACCATAATAAAGATGTTAAAGTTGTAAAGAGTATTTTAGATCCAGTTAGTTTATTAACTAATACAACAAAAAATGATATTAAAATTATTCCTAAAACTATTGATCCAATTGCAGAACATTCAACTAATATTCTTGATAAAACTAAAGATAGTGTTTTTAA